GCAGCCTCAACCTGACGAACCTGGAACGGATCTGGTCCAGAACCGTCATCTTCTTTCTCAAGCACGTGCTCGCCAAGCGCTGCTCGATCATTCTCCTCTTGTGTGGGCGTAGGTTTGCCCTTGCTCAGCTTTTCCTGGCCTTGCTTTCGCGTCTCCTCGGTACGAGCTTTCGCCTCCTCGAATTGCTTCTTCATGCTTTCATCAACCATGGGGTATCTATCCTTTCTTTCTTTACCACGTTGCGCCAGTAACGGCGACGACCATTCCAGCTCGCCTGACGGTCCAGTTCAACCGCTGGATCATCCGCAGCGCGAGCGTGTCGGTCTGCCACAGAGAGCGAACTGGAAATGCCGGAGTTCCAGGAGTAGGAGGTGACACGATCGGGGCCGGAGTAGTGTCCTCTTCATGGAGTGTAGCCTGATCGCTGATCTCGAAGCGAGGTCCCTCCCCGCCAACCGTAACAAAGTCCGCGGCATCCAGAAGGATCACGGTGTGTGGTGGTATCGTGCCAGACTCGATGACCGGCCAGTTATTGAGCCGCCCGGCGGCCAGCTCCGCCTTCCACGGAAACACGCCAGTGTTGGGAGCTACGATGAAGCTCGCCGAGTTGACATCACCGATGTTCATCAACCACGTCGGCTTGCGTAGATTTCCCTTCGTGTTGTTGATCAGGGCGGTGGAGAGCGCCTTGATGTCTCCGACGAAGGCAGTGTAGCCACCACCTGCCACAGGAGTGAGAGGAGTGACTCCGTTCATCAGTCCAGGAGGCCTGACAACAGTGGCCGGATTGGCGTCGATCAGAACAGAATCAATGGCCACTGCGGTATCCTCTTGGACTGCCTCTCGCAGCAAACCCTCGATGGCAGGAATGCTGTACTCGTCGATCTCCTTGGTCCAGGTGGTGATCACCGCGAGCTTCTTCGGCGTCAAGATCTGCGCCGTGAACGCGCCCTGACGAACCGGGATCGGCAGGCCCTCTCCGACGAAGGAGCCGGCGATGGTGGGCGTGGTGCTTCGTGTCGGGATGGAGATCCTTCCCGCCCTGCCGAAGCTGAGCGCGAGACCAGACGCTGACAGTCGCGGAAAGATGCTCGTCGGCATCAGAAGCGACATGTAGTCACCCTGGATCTGAACGATGAGTTCTGCCGCCCATCCGGTGACAGTGGTCATCGCTGGATTGGCTTGAGCGCGCATGTTCCAGTCCACGATCTGCCGCGTGTGATCGTTGTTATAGGGAGCATAGCCTCGACAGATCTCCTCAGGACTGCGCTTGAAGATGTGCGAGAGGTACGTGACAACCCCGGCACGAACCAAAAAGTCTAGAGGCTTGAGGTCCTTCGAGAACGCCGTGGTTGAGAAAAACTGAGCTCTCCTCTCGCGCTCAGCATCGTCCAGCGATCCGTTGGCACCGTTGGCACCGTTGGCACCGTTGGCACCGTTGGAGGCGGGAGTTCGAACCGCCGGCAGTCGAACACTAGAACTTACCGTCTCCGCCAGCTGACGCTCGGACGCAACCAGGGATGCCAGCAACTTGCGATCATGCTCTATCTTGTTGTTGAGATCATCAGTCGTCTCCATCTGGGCATCGGTGACATTGTCATTGTCGAGATTCTCCAAATGAGTCGTGAGCGTGGCACGGTTCTCGGTGACACGCGTCTGTAGCTCTTGAATTCTCTGAGCGAGCGACATGGTCGCACCCTCCTTATGTTTGTGTCTTGATACGATGGCTTTCCCGCCGGTGAACCCGCTCTTCCTGATCGTGGTGTCTTTGACGCCTTTCCCGGCGAACACCAGATCGATCGTGGCGGGAGAGATCTTCAGTTGTTTTGCTACAACCAGAGCATTGGAGTTGGCCGGCACTGAGACCAAGCTGCACTCTATAAGCTCCTGCTGCAGAAAACGAGAGCCGCCGAACGGATCCTTCTCATCGAGCGGTTCGTGCTTAGTCGGCTTGAACCCCACGCTGACCGCCCGGAGAATGCCGGCGTCAATCAGCTTGCGTATCTCGTCGATGCGATCAGAGGTTCCCTGTGGGGCGATGGTCAGGTGGCCGCGAAGCTGCTTGTTTTCGACGCGAAGGTTGTGCCACCCGCCGATCGGGAAATCAGCCCTGTGACCGAACAGTGCGATAGGATTCTTCTTGAATGCGTCGAACTTCCAGCCGTCCGACATGATCACGTCGCCCATGCGATCCAACGATTCATCGCTCAGAACGAACTCCATCCCGCTAACCGGTCCGGCATGCGTCTTGTGCACGATCTCCGGCGCGGCCTTCGAGTTCTCCCAGATCAGCTGGCACACGTCATCATCGAAACCCTCCTCCGAGCAGCGATCCAAGAAGTCTTGCTCGCCCTCGTCTTCCTCCGGCTCCATCGACTGCTTAATACTCTGATTATCGCTCTTACTACCTCGCCAGATGTCCAAGCAGATGGCGACCGCCTGTTCCTGCGGACGCTTGTCGGCACCGGTGCCAATCATGTCGGGCACGCAGCGGCTCATAAAGTCAGACTGCGACTCACCCTTGTGCGGTTTCATCGGCATGACTTTAATCTCCGAAGACTTGCCATCATCACGAATAATCTCCCCTGCTCACGGCACAGCCACGGTAGCCGCCGAGGTCGCGGGTGTCCCTCCCTTGGGATTGGTGGCGGTAACCGTGCAGCTGATCGCAAAGGTCTTGTCGGCGGTAACCGTCGTGTAGCTCTTCGAGGTCGCACCAGAGATTGGAGCGGCGGCACGAAGCCACTGATAGGTGAACGTGAGATTCTTGTAGTTCCACGTTCCAGGGGAGCATTGCAGCACCGTGCCTACCACTGGCGGACTGGCACCCGTGATGACCGGAAGTGTCACGTTTGCCGGAATGCTCTGTCTCCAGGGAGGAGTGTTGGGGTCAGCCGGCGATCCATCGGCAACCTTGTTGATCACTGTCTGACCGTGAGCGGCCAGATCATTTTCCGCCTGCGTCGCCGTAGGTTGCACTGCCATGACGCATTCACTCTCCCTTCATTACCACTTTACCCCATTGATAACAGCGATAGCCTGAGAAGATCTCAGCGCCCATGATACCTTGTTCACCATCTTGATGGCCGTGCTCGCGGTCTGAAACATACTTGACACTGGAGGATTTGGCCACGCCGTGGGAGTGTCGTTCATGCTCAACATCGTCTGCGTTCCTGTCTCGAACTGCGGCGGCGATGTGGCGCTGACGAGCGCGTTGAGCGCTATCGCGACCAGACTGCCGACCGGCAAAGCCGCAGTTGCCAGAATCACTGCTCCAGCTTCCATGAAGTCAAACGTGCGCAGACGAACGCTGAAGTACTGCGCCGGATGCATGACAAAGCCCACGTTGCCCGCGCCGGCAACCGGGGCGATGGCTCCCACCACCGTCGCCACGTCAGCGGCTAGAGCGTCGAAGAAATCTGTAGAAACCGACGCGGTGAGCGGAGTGATGCCGTACAGCAGACCAGCCGGAGCATCGGGCGTGGCTGCGGCACTGGAGAACGCCACGAGGTCGAGCGCAGGACCGGCAGACTCCGCCAGCATGTTCTGGATCATCGTCTCGGCCGACGAGGAGGAAAGAAGCTCGTCGGTGGCAACCGCGATACCAGTCATCTTATGCGGATCGAGTCTCACAGCGGATGAAGTTGACTGCACTACCGGCTTAGCTCCGCCGCCGCGTGTGAAGGAGACATTGGCAGAGGTGAGCCCGGGAATCATGATCGCTCCCTCAGGACCCAGCGACACCGAAAGCGCCGCAGCAAACAGTCGCGCCGATGCACTGTACGGAGCGAGCATCGGCAAGATTGCCTGACCAATACCCACCAGTGCCGCAGCGTTGGTCATGTCGCGGGGCGGTGCGGCAGCCCGCAGCAGCAGCTGAATATCTGTGTCGAACGGCCAGAGCTGAGAAGCCAGAGCCTCTGGACTGATGGAGCGGTTCTTCACGTGCAGAGCCTTGGCCAGTGCCGCACGCACAATGGTCTTGACCGGATCATTGTGATGCCTCGACGCGAACGTCGGCTCGCTGGATAGCTCGACGATCTTGCTCGTGGGTTTTCCCATCATCATGCCGTTTTCCTTCTACAGGGTGAGCCCGAACTCGCCATTTCCGATCTTGACAGAAATTCGGGCTCTTGCCGAGCAGATTGCGAGATCGGTCGCACTGCTCCTGCATTCTAACCTGTCG